CTGTCACCAAGAATACTCAGGATGTCACTACGAATCACGTCGTTATCAACGTAGTCATCCAGATATTTGTCAATGGCTTCCTTCAGGTATCTATACCTGTGCCACTCAGGTGAGTATGGTTTGTACATGATTTAAACGATACATGATGTGATCATAATACTATTTACTAGGTATGTCAACTGAGTGGTTTACCAAACTTGTCAACAAGACCTAGTTTTTTGATTTGAGAAAAGTTAGACTTCTGATTTTTTTTGATCTTCTTGTATTCTTTAATCAACTTATCGACTTCATCATTGGAGATGTTGACTTTAAGTTCATCACTTTCTTCATTAGATACAAACCCAAGTCCTGACCCTTTAGCAGTGTCTCTCGCATCAACATAATCATTGATTACATCTTGAATTTCATCACGGATCAACTCATTGATTTGATCCTTAAGATCATCATCGTTCATTTTCTCTTTTTATCTTTCTTTGGTTTATTGCCCCAAAGTTTTGGACTGATATTACCATGTCCAAAATCAATGGATTTAAGATCGTGTTTGTACTTGTCCCAATACATATCAAAAATACATGACATCTTACGACCCCTGGTCAGATCATAACATTTTTTACCATCGACAATGTATGTGACGATCCTTGCATCATTAGGAAAGTTTTTTTCTGTCACCTGTGCCCAGGTGCCATTTTCAATCAGAATCTCACAACCATAGTTTGATGGCAAAAGACCAGGGGTTTCCGCTTTGAACTCTGCCATCTTTTGTTCTTCTTTGACTGATGATGTCATGAACGATCTCCCCAACGAACATCAGGGAATGCCTCAGCTACAATATCTTGAGTGAGTTTGTATTTGGTCTGAAGTTGCTTGTCCTTGACCAGGCAAATAATCTTTGCCTCTTCAGGGTGCAGACCTTCAAGCAACTGAATGAACATGGTCTCACGACGCAGTGCAGTCAGAGAGTCATTGCCACCCTTGACATAGTTGTAAAGATGCTTCCACTCACGACGGAGAGATGTGTGATCAGTTCCAACAGGAACTTCATTCTCCTTGTAAGGCACCTGTCCGGGCGGCAGAACAGTGATAACACTGGAGTCGAAGTTCCAGATCAGAATCGCAGTCAGAGCATCGTTACGGTACTCCTGAAGCACTTCCACCTTCTTTGCCTTTGAACGCTGCTTAGCAGCAAGTTCAAGGATCTCATGGACAAAAGGATTAGGTGGCAGTTTCTCTGGAGTCTTTGCTTTCACAGTCGTTTTAGGTGCTGCTTTTTTTCTAGTCGTTGTCTTCGTCTTCGTCGTAGTCATAATCGTTTTCAAATCTAACTGCTAAAATTTCGTCAGGAAGGATGTTACCGTTTTCGTCAAACATCTCTGGATGAGTATAGACGGGTTGTGTTTGATATACATGGTCCTTTGCTAACCATCCTACCACACCTCCTACGAAAAAACACATTACGGAAACCAAGGTTCCGATTGTCAGGGTTACTGCTAACATTGCTCTACTCCCAGAGTTCTACTTTTTCCTGATGTCCAGATAAAAGTTCAGGTGAAAAACAATCTCTCGTCGGAAGAGAGAAACCATATTACCAAACTTAATCTGAAAAGTTTTGGGTGGATCTGGTATTCTCCTCCTATTTCTTAACAATAACTCCACTCCCCGATTGATATCAGGAGTTTCTTTATTTAGATTGCTTTTTCCGTCGCCCAGGTCTTCGGTCATTACTATACCTCACTGCATCTTCTAAGAAACCTTTCAGATAGTTTCTGATTTTTCTTGCTTGAGGTTTAGGGATGTGACCATAACCTTCGCGCAACTGTTTGTGCATGTTGTCAGACCCACCTTCAATGTATTCATCAAGATCAATAATAAGATTGTCTATCTCACTTGTGGTGGGACTTGAAATAAATGTATCGATCTCATACTTCTTGACCTTGCTCGCTTTCAAATAATCGTAGAACTTTAAGTTCATGTTTCCATCAAATGCATGATCGATTGCGTGTTCAACAAGATCGTAGATGTCGATGAGATTTTGTTCCATTAGACTAGTTTTTCTTCCCTAAGATACTTAACAGTGTCAGTACATCCTCCAAGATGGGTATCGTCTTTAAGAACTTGAGGAAAGGTAGAACCTCTCCCAAACTTCTCATAAAACTCATCCCTGGTAAAGTCCCTGTTCAGTTTGTAGACTACATGTTTAAGTTCTGCCAACTGTAGCACTTGAGCTACCTTTGTGCAATAGGGACAACCGTCGCGTGAATAAACTGTAAATGTCATTTTGAAATATATTTAGAGAAAAAGGGAGGTTTCCCTCCCTACTATATCAATCTTCGTCCTCTTTGTAAAGACTTTCTAGTTTTTCCCTAGAAAGATCGACATACATGAGTTCATCACCAGGACTAGGTGCCTCAGGATGACGTGGTTTGGGTGGTTCATTCATCATGGTGTTGATGTTCATAATGTTAGCCCACATCATCGCAAAGGCAGCACCAGCGATTACAGCAAAGCATGAGAAGTAGACGAAGACAATCCAACCGTTCACAGTGCGTTACCTCTGGGAAGAACTTCCTCTGGAAATACAAAGTTTTCGTGTGGTTGATCAACTGGTGCTAACCATGCGCGGAGACCTTCATTCAGAAGGATGTTCTTGGTGTAGAACGTCTCGAACTCTGGGTCTTCTGCTGCTCTGATCTCTTGGGAAACAAAGTCATAAGCACGAAGGTTGAGAGCAAGACCAATAATACCGATGGAACTTGTCCAAAGACCCATAACAGGAACAAACAACATAAAGAAGTGTAGCCACCTCTTATTACTAAACGCAATACCAAAGATCTGAGACCAGAAACGGTTTGCAGTAACCATCGAATAGGTTTCTTCCTCTTGAGTGCTGTCAAATGCTTTGAAAGTATTTGCTTGTTCACCATCTTGATACAGAGTGTTCTCTACTGTAACACCGTGGATCGCAGAAAGCAACGCACCACCCAGAATACCTGCCACTCCCATCATATGGAAGGGATTGAGCGTCCAATTATGAAAGCCCTGGAGGAAGAGAAGGAAGCGGAAAATCGCCGCGACACCGAAACTCGGCGCAAAGAACCAAGAGGATTGTCCGAGAGGATAGATGAGGAATACAGAGACGAATACAGCAATAGGACCAGAAAAAGCAATCGCATTATAGGGTCGGATACCGATTAGACGTGCAAGTTCAAATTGCCTAAGCATAAAACCGATAAGAGCGAAGGCTCCGTGGAGCGCCACAAAAGCCCAGAGTCCCCCAAGTTGGCACCACCGGACGAAATCGCCCTGAGCTTCAGGACCCCAAAGTAGAAGAAGAGAATGACCCATAGCGTCAGCAGGAGTTGACACTGCCGCTGTAAGAAAATTAGCGCCCTCAAGGTAACTAGACGCCAACCCGTGGGTATACCAGCTCGTAACGAAAGTTGTGCCAGTAAGCCAGCCACCAATTGCAAGATAAGCAGTGGGAAAAAGAAGTAGTCCAGACCAGCCCACAAAGACAAAGCGGTCGCGTTTAAGCCAGTCATCAAGGACATCGAACCACCCCCTCGTAGGTTGTTGTAGTGTTGATGCTACCATGTTTTTTATTTACCTCCTTTAAGTAAAATAAGTTTGGCCAAGTATCGCGGACTATCTCCGCTAACTTGTATGGTGTTTGTGAACTTATCATATCTTAACACAAACAGAGAGAAAAAAATAGGGGACCGAAGTCCCCTATTTGATATTAAGTTTTTATTATATCAACCGACGCTAGGTGCGGTGAGTGCAACAGGGGTTGACTCAGCAGCAGCGAGATCGAGGGGGAAGTTGTGAGCGTTGCGCTCGTGCATCACTTCCATACCCAGACCAGCACGGTTCAGAACATCTGCCCAGGTGTTCAACACACGACCCTGACCATCAATGATGGACTGGTTGAAGTTGAAACCGTTGAGGTTGAATGCCATCGTGGAAACACCAAGTGCGGTGAACCAGATGCCAACAACAGGCCATGCAGCAAGGAAGAAGTGCAGGGAACGGGAGTTGTTGAATGAAGCGTATTGGAAGATCAGGCGACCGAAGTAGCCGTGAGCAGCGACGATGTTATAGGTCTCTTCTTCTTGACCAAACTTATAACCATAGTTTTGAGATTCCGTCTCAGTGGTTTCACGTACAAGTGAGGAAGTAACCAGACTTCCGTGCATAGCAGAGAACAGAGATCCACCGAATACCCCAGCAACACCGAGCATGTGGAACGGGTGCATAAGGATATTGTGTTCTGCTTGGAATACAAGCATATAGTTAAAAGTACCAGAGATACCAAGAGGCATAGCATCGGAGAAAGATCCTTGACCGAAAGGATAGACGAGGAATACAGCAGAAGCAGCAGCGACAGGTGCGCTATATGCAACGCAGATCCAGGGGCGCATACCCAGGCGATAGGAAAGTTCCCACTCACGACCCATATAGGCAAAGATGCCAATCAGGAAGTGGAAGATTACGAGTTGGAAAGGACCACCGTTATACAGCCACTCGTCGAG